GAAGGATGCCATGCTCCCCTACTCCAATGTCATCTTGACGCTGATTGCCTGCAGCGCTGGCATCTACATCAGTGAAAACAGCCCCCTGATGCCTGGCCCCAAGAGGGTGGCTCAGTGTCTGCTCATGGCCGCGGCCATCACAGCCATCATCACCAACCTGGCCCTTCTATGATCTCCCCTTTGAGGAGCGTGTCCCCACAGCTGAGGGTGCATCGGCCAAGCCTCGATGAGGCCTCAGATTATTTCTCCCAGCCTTTGCCCCGGCAAAATTTCAAGCGCACAGCCAGTGACTCGGTGGTAGCCTCTTTTGCTGCCTTTGAGAGGGGATCCCCCTTTGGCAGGCCCAATTCAGGCCACGTGCAGCTGCCCCAGCTGGAGCAGATTGAGCCAGAGGAGATTGCTCCCTCAAGAAGACGCTCCTCCACCCAGGCCCTGTGGCAGGGCATCAACAGAAGGCAAGGGCAGGCCACCCTGCAATGCTTGGGCGCGTGCCTGGTCGTTTGCGTCACCATCCCCCTGGGCTTCGTCTTAGGCCTTTACGTGGCCCTCAATCACCTGGACCCACCGCTACCTGGCAGGGGCTGAATCAGGCATCGAAGGCGGCCATGGCGGCCTCATGCTCTGCCTGGTGGTAGACATCCAGACACTCCTGCAGATCCTCACACAGCTTCAGCCACAGGGCATCCCGTTGTGGGCCCTCCAGGTGGAGCAGGACATGATCCAGGTATTCCTCAAAAGCTTCCAGGCCCATCAGGGCCCTGGCTACAGTGAGGGTGTGCTCATTGGCCACATAGGCCCTTGGGGGCAGTAGGTTGCGAAATTGCCTGAACATGGGGCTTTGGGGCTTGCGCCTGGGAGATGCCATCACTTGCCTCCCACAGGAGCGCCAGGCCTGAGCATTAGGGCAAGCCTTCGCGCCTCAGCTGCAGCCTGCTTTTTGATGAGGGCCAGATTTTGCCGTGTCTGATGATGTCGGATGAAAGCAGAGGCCAAAGACATAACAGGCTCCCCTCGATAAGGTCCTTCTGTAAGGGTAGCAGCCCCCAGGGATTTCGCCTGCTTTTTGCCATAGGTGCATGACGCAAAAAGCCATGCCCCCATAAGAAGGTCATGGTATCCTTCCCAAGAACGGAATCAAACTGCCTTAAGGGGCAGTGGAGGCTGCCCATGCGAAAACTTAACGTTGTGAAGGATACATTTCTGCCCAAGTGGGGCTTTACGCAAAAGTGTGTGATAGAGGCTTACCCCGTCATCAAGATGCTCTCCCACGATCGAACGGTCCACCAGCATTCTCTGTCTCTAAGAAATTATTTTGCCTATGGCGTTCTGGACCTGCCAGAGGCCGCTGTGGAGATGCATGAGGACTTGCTGGGCATGGTGATGGCCTGTGAGGAGCATGGCAAGATGGCTTTGGCCTCCTGGATTAAGGAGAGGGTGGAGCGTCTTAAGGCGGCTTATAGGTTTATGGAGATTTATGATGAGAAGGAGGATGAAAGCCATGAAGAATGACGTCAAATGCACACCCAAAGCTGGATTGAAACTTATCACTCAAAGAATGGACTTAGGCACCCAGGGTCAAGGGCATCCCAATGCTCAAGCCTTCTGCTTCTTCTATGTCGAAGATGGGCTGAAGCTGATGCGCCCTGTGGCGCTTAACCTGCAGGGGCTAGGCATAGAGGAGCAGAAGCAGACCGTCTTCTCTGCTCTGGTCAAAGAAGGCCTTGCCAAGAAGGGGGATACTCTTAGCGCGGCTGATGGTGTGTTTCTGCTTGCCTCAAAGAAGGGCGCTTGGGTGATGAGAGGGCGCGCTGAGGCCCGTCCCGTCATGCAACAGGACTTAGTGGATGATAACTGGCATGACCTTGCCCCCCGCTAAGCCTGCCCTCCCCCCAGACGCTCCTCAAGAGCCAAGGCCGCAAGGGCCACAGGATGAGTCTCCCCAGGTAGACGTCCTGCTTGAGGAGCATGGGGGAGCCTCCATGTACTTTGCCAAGACGCTCCATTTCAGCCACCAGACCCAAGACGATTGGTGGCATCAGTAAGGCCCGCCTTCAGCCAACGTTTGCCTTGCCCCTTTGTGCGTGCCAAATTTCGGCATGGCCAAGAAAATCAAGCAGCTCTCCTCCCTCACGCCCAATCCCAAGAATCCGCGCACCATCACGCCGTCAAAGCTACAGATGCTCCAAAGGTCTTTGGAAGCTTTCGGTGATCTGTCTGGCATTGTGGAGAATGAGACATCCAACGTGCTGATTGGAGGCCACCAGCGCCTTGAGGTGGCGCACGTCTTGGGCGCAAGCGAGATTGTGATTGAGAGAACTTATGAGCCACCCACCAAGGTGGGCACAACAGCTGAGGGCTATGTCATCCTCAATGGGGAGAGGCACGCCTATAGGCGCGTAAGATTCACCCCTGAGCAGGAGAGCGCCGCAAACATCGCAGCCAATCAGGGCGCTGGGCGCTTTGACATCCCCCTGTTGGCTGAGATGATGCGTGACCTTCGCAGCGTAGATTTCGATCTTGATTTGACCATGTTCGGTCCTGATGAGAGAGAGGGCCTCTTTGCCAAGACTTTTGGGGAAGAAGAGATCCAAGAAGAGCCAGAGCAAAAGAAGCAGAAGATGACCATGTGCCCCTCATGCGGCCATGAATTTTCGCCAGGGGATACCACGCAATGGTCTTGACCTGAGCGCTGCCCCATTGGCAGTCTTTCGATAAGGCTCTTTGATCCATATACAGATTAAGCCATCACCCAAAGGTTGCATGATGCCCAGAAAGCCACCCATCACAGGCCGCATTAAGAAGGGGGAGACACGCAATCCCAAAGGCTCGAGCGCAAAATCCAGAGCTCTGGCCAAGGTGCGGCGCATGACAGCTGATGATCTGGCCGATTTGACCAGCCTTCTGCTCACAGGCAACAGGGACACCATCAAGGATGTGGCCGAGGATCCTAAGAGCAGCTTCATGCAGGTCCTCACAGCCAAGCTGTTGGTCGATTGTTATAAGCGGGGGGATATCTCCATCTATAAATCGATCCTGGACAGGGTAGTGGGTGCCCCGCGGCAAGCCAAGAGCGTCGAATTGACCGGCAAGGATGGGGCAGCTTTGGATTTCAACGTGAGCCGCACAGAGATGACGCTGGAGGAGAAGGTGGCCAGGGCTGATGCTTTGGCCAAGGCCAGGCAAGAGGCAGGAGAGGACTGAGAATAGAGCAGAGCTGGGCCTTGATTTCGCCTTAGCAGCTGCATTATTGTCCTGCCCATGCAATCTACCCCTGCCCCCAAAAACAAGACCTTTGTGAGGTACGCCAACCGCAAGCTCTATGATTCAGACACCAGAAGCTATGTCACAACAGACCAGCTGCTTGACATGGTGCAGCGTGGTGTCTGCTTCAACGTGATCAACAGTGGCAATAAAGAGGCCTACACAGCCCAGGTCCTGTGCCAGATGCTGTGGAAGCTGAGCCGCCTGCAGGTGCCCATCGACATCGAGCAGGTGTTGAGCGTGCTCAAGAGCTGCCTGGACAAGCAGGGGGGCTTGCCTGCCCACATCACCAAGCCCAAGAGCGTATCGAGCAAACAATCTCAGCCAGAAGAGGATCTAAGCTTATGAGTGGTACCGTCAATCGCGTCATCCTTATTGGGCATCTTGGGGCAGATCCTGAGATCAAGTTTATGACATCTGGCAATCCCATGTGCAGCTTCAGGCTGGCCACCAGCAAGACCTGGAAGGACAAGGACGGCAACAGCCAGGCGCGCACGGAGTGGCACAGGATTGTCATCTGGGGCAAGCAGGCTGAATCCTGTGGCCAGTATTTGCGCAAAGGCGCTCTGGCTTATGTGGAAGGCGAAATCGAGACGCGCAAATTCCAGGACACCCAGGGCATAGACCGCTACATCACCGAAATCAAAGCTCGAGACGTGCGCTTCCTGGGCAGCAAGCCCCAGGCCGATAGCAGCATGGCTGAGATGGGCTACAGCACCCAGGCCAAGGCTTCAGCTCCCTATGAGGACAAGGCGATGGGCTATGATGAGGTGCAACAGGACGTGCCCTTTTGAGGAAGCACCAGCTCACCAAGGCCCAGATCAAATCCCTGGTGGAGGACTATCGGGCAGGCCAGACGATTGCGCGCTGTTGCCTCAAGTATGACATCACCAGAAGCACGCTCTACAGGTGTTTGCGCAAGTATGACGAAGAGTATCTGCTTGGCCGCAAGGATGATTCTTATTACAGGATCGAGTGTCAAAGGCTCAAGGATGCGCTTGCCGAGGTGACCCTGGAGCGCAATGACTTGCGCAAGAAGCTTGAAAGCGCACAGGCCTAAGAAGGCAGGAGGAGGGACGTGCACGCTGCCGAGGAGCGCTATCAGCTCGAGAAGGAGCTGCAGCTCGAGCGCGCACGCAAGGGGCTGTTGGCCTTCACCCTGGCCACCAAGCCTGATTTTGAGATCAATTGGCATCACAGGGCCATTTGCCGCGCCGTCAATTATCTCAAGGCCAGAAGAACACCCAGGGAATTGCTGGCCACCTGGGGCATCAAGGGCAAGCGCTTAGAGCAGCTGCTCAGCAATCCCCACCCCGTCACCAAGCTCTATGCTGGCTGCACCAGGCCTGAGATCATCGACAAGCCCATCACAGGGCTGCAGGTGATGGTCCACCCCAGAGCAGGCAAGACTGAGATCATCAGCCGCCGCGCTCCTGCCTGGTGGCTGGGCCTTGACCCTGAGGCCCAGATTGTCGGCTCGAGCTATGGGGCTGAACTCTCCAGCCGCAATAACAGAGACGTCCAGCGCGTCATGGACACCGATGTCTATAGGGAGATCTTCCCCAAGACCAGGCTCTGGTCCAGTAACGTGCGCTCCGTGGCCCAGGGCACCTGGCTTCGCAACAGTGATATCTTTGAGATTGTCGGCCATAAGGGCTGCTATAAGTCTGCAGGCGTGTCTGGCCCGTTAACTGGGATGGGGAGCAATCTGGCTTTGCTCGATGATCTCACTAAGAATCGAGCTGAGGCAGAGAGCGCTATTATCAGGGAGCGTAATTGGGACTGGTACACATCGACGCTCTACACGCGCCTGGAGAAGCTGGCCAGCAAGATCATCATCAACACCAGGTGGCATGAGGCCGATATTTCAGGGAAGACCCTGGCCCAGGCCCAGGGGGACCCTCAGGCCGATCAGTGGTTTTGCCTGGTCTTCCCAGCCATTCTGGACACAGAGCCTGGCCCGGCCGATCCGCGCAAGCACGGAGAGGCCCTGTGGCCTAACAAATTCAATCAAGAGCGCATGATGTCCATCAAGGCATCGGTGGGCACCTATGAGTGGGAATCTCTGTATCAGCAAAGGCCTTCACCCCGCGGGGGGGGGATCATTTCTGATGGATGGTGGCAATGGGTTGGCAATCTACCAGAGGCTCTAGGGCAATGGGTGATCTCAGCCGATCTGTCATTTGAAGACCGGGGGGATTTCAGCGTCTTTCAGGTGTGGGCCGCCAGGGGGGCTGAGCGCTACCTGGTCGATAGCGTACGCAAGCGCATGACCTTCACCGATCAGATCAAGACCATGGAGCGGCTGTGCCACAAATACCCCATGGTCACGGCCAAGCTGGTGGAGAAGGCGGCCAACGGCGCGGCTCTGATCGACACCCTCAAGCGTAGCATCCCAGGCATCATCCCCATCAAGCCCACTGGCTCCAAGGAGCTGAGGGTGGATGCCATCAGCCCCATCATCGAGGCAGGCAACGTCTTTTTGCCCAAGCCTGAGGTGGCGCCCTGGATTACGGATTTCACCCATGAGGTGGCAGCCTTCCCCAACGGAGCCTTTGATGATCAGGTGGATGCGATGAGCCAGGCTTTGGCCTATATGGGCCGAAGAAACCTGGACCCTCTAGTGGGGATGGGCTTTGCCACAGGGAGCAGAAGCCACCTGGCCGATGGTGTGACCAGCCGCTTTTGAAGGCTGGGCAAAGCAGCGCACCAGCTCGAGCAGGGCCTGGGCATGGCCTGGCTGCCTCAAGTCATACAGCTCATTGAGCTCTGCTAGGGCCTCGAGCATCCTGGCGCGCCTGAGCCTCACATCGGCCTCAGGGCGCTTGGGGCTATTGAATGGCTCCATCTGTTGACCTTATCACAGAGCAGCCACACAGGCGCACCATGGACCCTGAGGAGCCAATCACTTGTCATGGCTATATTTGCCCAGCCGCTTAACGTCATCAGCATGTGCGCCGGAATTGGAGGCCTCGATATCGGCCTCAAGCTTGCCCTTGGAGATGCCGCCAGGACTGTCTGTTACATTGAGAGGGAAGCCTATTGTGCCCGCGTCCTACAGGCGCGCTGTGAAGACGGGCATCTTGACGATGCGCCTATCTGGTCTGATGTGCACACCTTCGATAGCGCGCCGTGGCGTGGCAGCGTGGATCTCATCACTGCAGGCTATCCGTGCCAGCCCTTCTCCCTCTCAGGCAGGCGGCAAGGGGAGCAAGATGAGCGCCACCTGTGGCCACAAATCTTGCGACATATCCAAGCAATTGAGCCTGCCTTTGTTTTCTGTGAGAACGTGCCCGGCCACCTTACCTTGGGATTTGAGCAAGTCTGCCAAGACCTATCGAGCCTGGGCTACCGCATTGAGGCAGGCATCTTCAGCGCGGCTGAAATCGGCGCACCTCACATTCGCCAGCGGCTCTACTTTCTTGCCCACGCCGCGGGCTCAAGATGGCAAACACGCTCAGGCCACAGGCTGGGAGCTGGGCCGCCACCAGAGCAAGGACCTGTTGCATGTGAGAGTGGCCAGACAAGCAATGTGGCCCACGCCTCAGGCGCACGATGCCCAGAAGGGCAATCCTGCCAGAGTGGGCCGATACGGGACCAGGCACGGAGGGCGCAATCTAAACGACGAGGTGGCGATGTGGCCCACGCCCCTTGCGACCGAGGCCGTAAGCAGCTCTGGGCCCAATGCGGCCAGTGGCACGATCCAGAGTGGGCTGCTCAATCCGATGTGGGTAGAGTCATATCTAATGGGCTACCCCACAGGGTGGACCGCCTTAGGGCCCTTGGCAATGCCGTTGTGCCCCAAGTAGCAGCTCACGCCTTCAGCACCCTGTTGGCCCAGCTCGAGCTCCAATCTGTCGAGCCAGATTCAGATGTGGCTTAGCGGCTGATATTTCTTGCCCTGGCCTGTTTGCCCTCTTGTCCCTAATCCTCCATTCTAGCCCCCAGGCCAGCATTGGCATAGGCTGTGGCAGAATCTTGAAAGCTTTGGGGGCACCGTGGCGGATCAATCAGGCGTAATCAGTGGCTCGCAATCTTTGCAGGCCTGGCAGAATCAAGAAATGGTCAATCGGAATTACGTTGACCTTCGCACCATTGGTGCCACAGGCCTCAAGCAATTCTCTGGCTTCATAGAGGAGAGCAGCCTCCGTGATCTCTCTGGGCGCCGTGCTGTCGAAATCTATAAGGATATGGGAGATAATGACGCTACCTGTGGCGTAATTTTGTATGCCCTAACCCAGATTTTGCGCCAGGTGAGCTGGACTGTGGCTCCTGCCAGCACAGCACCCTTTGACCGTGAGGCTGCAGACTTTCTTGAATCGGCCATGCATGACATGGAGGAGAGCTGGACAGATTTCATCAGTGAGGCCTTTCTGGGGATGCTCAGATTTGGCTTCAGCCTCCATGAGATCTGCTATAAGCGCCGGGCAGGGGATGCCGAAGAGTCTTATCTTAGAAGCCACTATGCTGATGGCCGTGTCGGCTGGCGCGGGCTGCCTGGGCGCTCTCAGGACACCATCTATCGGTGGATTTTTGATGACTGTGGCCGCCTGCTAGGAGCAGAGCAGCAAGCTCCCCCTCACTATCGCATTGTCCACTTGCCCATCGACAAGTGTTTGCTCTTCCGTACCACCATGGAGAAGGACAATCCTGAAGGAAGGTCCGTCTTCAGATCGGCCTATAGATCGTGGGTGATCAAGCGTGGCCTGGAGAATCTGGAGGCCTCAGGTGTCGAGAAGGATATTAGCGGCTTGCCCATTGTGTGGGTGCCAAGAGAGCTGCTTGCCCTAGCCCAAGAAAGCCCCGTCTACCCCAACGGCGATCCCAATAAGATGGTGCAGCAAGCCCAGGCCATGGTGGCGATGTACCGCAAGATGGCCACCGAGGTGCGGCGTGATGCCCATGAGGGCCTGGTGATGCCTCTGGACTATGACGAAGCTGGCCATAAGCGCTTTGACATCACCTTGCTGCAATCAGGTGGCCCACGCGCCTTTGACCTGGACCGTATTGTGACCCGCTATGATCAAAGAATTGCCATGAGCGTCATGGCCGATTTCTTGCTTCTGGGGCAGGGAGCCACAGCTCAGGGCAGCTGGGCCATGCATTCTGATAAGAGCAAGCTCTTTCTGCAATCCATTGCCTCCTACCTTCGCATCTTCATCGACACCTTCAATAAGACGGCCGTGCGCAAGCTGATGCGGCTCAACACTTTGGAGATGTCGGATTTTCCAAGGATCGAATTTGGCAGCCTCGAGCGTGTGGACCTGACAGAGATGGGGGACCTGCTCACCAAGTGTGCCCAGGCTGGCATGGAGCTCTTCCCTGATGACGAGCTGGACGCGCACATTCGGCGTGTGGCGGGCTGGCCTGAGCGTGCTGTGGATCTGGTGGACACCCCAGATGTCCAGCCTCAGCCCACCGATGCCAGTGAGGTCTTAAGAGAGATCCACAGTGATGAGGAGGCCGAGGCCCTCAAGACGGGGCAGGATCCCTTCGCGGGGCCTGTCACCAATGCGCGCCCTGTGAACACCCACCCCATGACCAATAAAGACATCACCTAAGCGCCATGCAGAAAGCTTCCAACACCAGCCTCTTCACCAAGCCCTTGCGCTTGGGTGGCCACACTTTGACCCGGCGCAAAAGTGATGCCACCAGCCCCACCAATCCCCCCAGTGAGCCTTTGCCCCCTGTGCCCAGGACAATCCCCAGGATGCCCAGCCAAGACCGGCTGGGGACATCCTTGGGCGCCACCAGCCCCAGGAGCGTGGCCTCCCAGCCGCTGCCCCAGGAGCCACAAAGCCCCGTCTTCAGGATGCAGCCCCCTGTGCACAATCCGTCCTTCTCAGGCCACTCTCACCAGCCCTCCTGGGCCACGCCCTCGGCGGCCAGCCAGGAGATTAGGGATCTGGATCTGCCCCGCGATGCGCCGCCTGTCTTTCGCGTGATGACAGACGCTACCGAAAGGCGAAGGCTGCAGACGGAGCTGAGGGTGAAGCCTTTGGCCCAATCGGTCTATGGCCGGGCCATTGTCCACCTGTTGACCTTGCCATGGGTGGTAGCGCCCTCAGGGCTTGCGGCCTGCTACCTTGGGGACGGCCAGGAGCTGGGCGCGGCCAGTGACATCGCCAGTTACATCAACATGCTGGTGTGCGGCGCTGAAGCCTTTGCCGCGCCCTATGCAGACATTCTGGCTGTGCACCAGCTGGGCCATCTCAATCGGCTGTTGGTCAGATCCGGCCTGTCCCCCATCGCGCCAGGCCCGCTGCCTCAGCCCTGGGGACCCTTGGCAGCCCGCCAGCCGCCAGAATTTTTGCTCGAGGGCTTCAAGATGCGCACAGCTCCCCCCTCTCAGGACTCATCCACCCATGCCTGATTTCACCAGCTATCCCCCCCAGGTGCGCACCCATCACAGGACACGGAGCCAGGCCAGCAATCACTCCAGCCACAGCGCCATAAGCACCCAGAGCGCCCCCAACGTGCCCACGCCCACCATGGAGCATCTGATGCGCACCATTGCGCTGGCGCCCAGGGGCAGCAAGCTGGCCCAGGACGCGGCCAAGGCGCTGTTGGTGGCCGAAAGTGAGCGGCGCACCAGAACGGGCGTGCCCCTGTCTCCCATCCCCTCCCCTGGGCTGCCCCAGGAGCCACCCAGAAGGCCTGAGCCACCAGCCGCGGCGCTTATTGGGGCCAAGATGATGGAGGATAACCTGGGGGAGGACCCCTTTGATTTGGATGTGCCTGAGGATGTGGAGCCAGAATCTCAGGGGAGCTCTTCCTCCTCCTCCAAGACGTCCCCCACCTTCACCCCATCTCCTGGCGGGCTGGGCCAGTGGCCTCTGATCCCCAGCTATCCTCCCCCCGCGGCTCAGCCCTCAGAGAAGATGCGCAAGCCCTCTTTGGATCTGCTCATCGGCGGCCAGGAGAGCACCCCGCCAGGCGTGGCCCATCGGCCACTGGTCTTGCCTGAGGATGACTTGCTTCCCCCGCTGTTGCACCATGTGATGCCCAGCCAGGCGGCCTTGGCCATCTTCTGGAGGGGAGCTGCCCCTCAAAAGTTTGCCATCATCACAGACAGGGCAGGGCCCACTGGCACCGATGACACCTTCCCCATCACTGTGGCGGCCAATCACACCCAGATTATTGAGATGCCTCGAGCGTGGGCAGGCTTCATCCAGCGCATCACCGATGACATCAACACGCCAGCCACACGCGCCCATGTGGCTTTCGATGCCTATAAGGCCTTCAGCTTCTTCTTCGTCAATTATGTCCATGGCAATAATGGTCCTGTCTTCATGCAGGCTGAGCCATCTGGTGTCCGGGCTGGGAGCAGGCTCAGAGCTGTGAGCTTGGCCCCTCCCTCCATCCTGGGGACATCCCCCAATAAGAGCCAATACGTCCTGCCCACCTGGCATGGGCCCAATCATCGACGTGAGGCCATTGTGCGCTTCTATCAGAATTTCTTCAGCAGCCCCCAGTCTGGGGCTGTCTTGTCCCAAGAGGAGGCCGAAGCCACCCAGGTGACGCGGGACCGGCATATTGTGCTGGATTTTGCCTAAGAGGCCCAATGGGGCTTTGCGCGCCGTAATGCGTCATTTTGCATTGACCTGGCTGTTTGCCCTCTGTTAGGTCCAAGCGCATGAAAATCACCATTGACCTGGAGCAGGACCCCAAGACCCCCATTGCCATTGCCACGCACGGACAGGCCGAAGAGCGGGCCACGGCAAAAATCTGCCTCAACACCCTCAAGGTCCTCAAATCGCGCAACTTTTCAGGCTCTCAGCTGATGGCGATTGAGACCCTGGTGGCCCCTTTGCAAAAAGCTGTGCGCGGCGCCCAGAAGAGGGCAGCCCATGACGGATGATCTGGAGCCAGAGCAGATCATGGCCAGCATCCAGGCTGAGATGGCACAGACGCGCCCTCAGGTGATGATTCTCGATCCTGTGGCGTATGCCTTTATGCAGGGTGTGCGCATCAGAAAGCATAAGAAGCGGCGCATCTTCTGGAAGCTGTATAAGCGGGCCATGGCTGATGCTGGCGTGGCTGTGTCCAACATAGGACACCGCAAAAATTATTAGCCCCTCTTAGATGGTGCCATCCTCCCAGCTTTTGAGGGGGGATGTCATGCAGGCTTTGACTTGGCTCACCAGCGCTCTGGCGGCCAGCACAACGGCTCGAGCTTCCAGCAATCCATATCAGGCCCTGGCTCCCCAGACGCCCTCAGCCGCGGCCTCCTCGGCTCAGGAGACCGTCTTCCCGCTGGAGATGCAGCCCCCAGGCTATGCCCCGCCTGTGTGGCCCAAGCAGGCTTTGCAGCTTCCCAAGGTGCAGCTGGAGGCTCGAGCTGTGACAGGCTACAGCAATCTGGCCACGCGCAACGGCAAATGCCTGGACGTCCCCAGTGGGCAATTTCGCAATCAGCAAGCGCTGCAGCTGTGGGATTGCGGCGCCAGCAATAATAATCAGCAATTCAAGCTCTCAGGCAGCCAGCTCAAGACCCTCAATAACATGTGCCTGGACGTCCCCAATGGCGCTCTTTATTACGGCGCGCCCTTGCAGCTGTATGCCTGCTCCACAGGCACCAATCCCAATCAGATGTTTGAAGCTGTCGGTGGCACCCTTCGCAAGAGGGGCACCAATTGGTGTCTTGATGTCAAAGACGGCCACTATAACAATGGCGGCTCTTTGCAGCTGTGGAGCTGTGACTGGAATATGAATGGCAATCAACACTGGACCCTGGGCACGCCCATCCAGGTGACAGCCCAAAGCCCAAGCAGCTTTTTGGGCTATGGCACCATCTCCTGGGATTCTTTTTTGACCCTGCATCCTGAGCTCAAGCCCTGGGGGCAGGCCTTTCAAAGCGCGGCCACGGCCAATGCCCTGGTGCCCACCTTGCTGGGCGCGATTGCCGCCACTGAATCCTCCTTCCAGGAGAGGCCCGGCAACGGCTGGGGCATGTTTCAATTCTCTGATGATTCGGCCTGGCGGCAATTTGGGGATGGGGGAGACAGGCAGAATGCCCAAGATGCCGTCTGGGCAGCGGCGCGCTATATCCGCTTCCTGCTCAATCAGGCCAATCAGAATCTGGACCAGGCCTTGCGCGATTATAATGGGCCCCTGAGCCAAGGCGGCAATCCCCAATACCAGAATGAAATCAGGACCTGGATGAGCGGCGGCTCTCCTTGGTGAGGCTGCTTAATTCGGCTCTCAGATGATTTTTACGCCATAATGACGCATTGCTCTTGAATTGGCCTCCTGGCCTTTGCTTCTGTTGTGTCAAACGCGCCATGCGCAACAGACGCAAAGGTTTGCAGACATGACCAAGAGCTCCCCCAAAGCTCTTCGATCCACACGCCGCTACCCCAAGCTCACAGAGAAGGAGGTGGCCTATATCATCGAAAGGCTCGAGCAGGGCGCTACAGCCAATCTCATGGCCGAAGAGATGGGTGTCGATAAGAGGCTCATCAGGGGCATCAAGTACCGCAAGCTATGGGATTACATGCCCAGAACTGTGGACTTTGGCAGCCCTCAGTCTGTGTCCAGATTCAAAATCAGCAAAGAGAGCTGTGAGGGGATTTGGCATGGCTATTACACCGAGGGCCTCTCAGCTCAGGCTTTGGCAGACCGATACCAGATCACCAGAAATGTTGTGCGCCAGATCCTCACCAGGGGCACCCATAAGGAGCACACCAAGGATCTGGTGGAATCCTTCCCTGAGAATGGGCGCACCAATCGCAAAGAATCGCCACTGAAGATTAAGGACCAGGATGTGGCCTGCATGAGCTGCCAGAAGCTCTTCAAGCCAGGCAATAAGCGCCGCAAGACCTGCAGCAAGGACTGCCTCAGCCAGGTCAAGAGGGCCATCATCGCGGCCAGGTATCCTAAGAAAGCCCCTGAGGCCGAAGAGCTGCAGCCCCAGATTCTTCAGGTCCCTTGAATGGGGGCACGTTCTCTGCTTGTCTTGGCCCATGCCCATGCCCAGAGCAGAGAGCCGCCGATTCTTAGAGAGACAGGCCAAGACGTGGGCCAAGACTGGTGACACGCCACCAGGCCATGATGGCTGGAGGCCTAAGGTGCGCGCCGATTGCTCCACCTTCCCCAGGCCCTGCCCCTTTGTGGGCTGCAAGTATCATCTCTTCTTGGATGTCGGCCGTGAGGGACAGATCAAATATAACTTTGGGGATGATGTGGAAGCCCTCAGCAAGATGACAGACACCTGTGCTCTTGATGTGGCCAATGAGGGTGGGATGCAGCTGGAGAGCGTGGGCGCCAGGATGAATGTGACCCGCGAACGTGCGCGCCAGCAAGAAGAAGAGGGCTTGGCCAAATTACGCATTGCCCAGGCCTGTGCTGAGCCAGAAGACATCAGTATTCCAGAGCACAGATACGGCTGATTTGTGTGCCTCTGAGGGCTGGGATCTTGCTGTCTTTTGAGCAGATAGCGCACCCTCTTGAAGAGAGCGCCACCAAGCTGGTCCAAAGATAGGCCGTGCCTAAGCGCGCTAAGGGAGACTCCCCTGGGCAAGCGCAAAGAGACTCCCAACAGAGTCACTGTCCACATCAGTGAGATTGAGGACCATGGCAGCCAGGAGCCAAAGCTTATGCCCTCCTGGCGGCCACGCTCACGCCAGGACTGCATCCAAGGGCCGCGGCCTTGCCCCTTTGTGGGCTGCAGGCATCATCTTTATTTGGATTTCACCCCTGTGGGCAGCGTCAAATTCAATTTCGGCCACCAGGAGGAGACACTGGCCCAGATGCCAGAGACCTGCAGCCTCGATGTGGCTGATAGAGGGGAGCATGACATGACCAAGATTGCAGACTATCTGAATGTTACCCCAGCCAGGGTGCAGCAAGAGGTGGCCTCAGCCCTGCATAAGCTTCGCATGTATGGCCTCAATGCCCAGCTTGCCATCACGCCTGAAGATGTGGATGGGACCTGAGAATGTGGCGATTTACACCGATCTATAAGTCTGGCCGCAAGGTCAAGCAGCCCAATAAGCAGCGCACAACAGACAAGCGTGAGGCCTTCATCCGGCAAGCTGAGCGTGCTGTGAAGATGTCCTTTGTGGATGGTGTGACCAAATTCAAAAAGCGCATCAGCCAGGACAAGCTGGCCCAGATGTATGAGCAGCGCGATTACACAGCCATGGACCAGCACATCGGCTGGGATGAGCTCGAGGGGCACCTGGGCAAAACATCCCAGGCCATTGATGACATCTTCGACAAGTCATTTGACCATGCCATCAAGAGCCTTAAGGCCGATGAGGTCAATCCAGAGTACGTCAACACTGTCCAGACCAAGGGTGTCCAGCAAAAGCTCAAAGCCCGCCAGAAGAAATACCTGGTGGACTTGAAGGACAATCGAGAGGGCATCCACCAGATGATTGCCGAGGGGCATAAACTTGGGCGCACACCCAGGCAGGTGGCCCTGTCCATCAAGAGCCAGATTGCGCTGTCGGACACCCAGCGCAAGGCTGTGGCCAATTTTCAGGCGGGCCTCGAGCAGAAGGGCCTCAGCCCCAGCGCCATTGCGCGCCGTGTAGCCTCCAAAGAAAGGAGGATGCTCAATGAGCGGGCCAACCTGATTGCCATCACAGAGACCAGGGTGGCCGCTGCAGCTGCAGAGACCGTTGTGTGGCAGAAGCAGGCCAAGGACGGCCTTCTGGATCCATCTACTGTGAGGGTGTGGGCAGCTGAGCCTGATGCCTGTGAGGAGATCTGCAAGCCCATGGATGGCACAACAGCTCCCTTGGATGGCAAGTGGACCCTGCCTGGTGGCCGCCAGGTTACTTATCCGGCTGAGAGCCACCCCCGTTGCCGATGTGTTGTGTTTCTTCAGGATGGTGACTAGCCAGCCAGGCCTCTCTGAATCTGCACAGAGCAGCAATGCTCTCATATAGGCCCGATTCTGGGGCATCAGGATCGATATAGACCGTCATCCATCCGCATGAATTGAGATGATACAGCTTGGATGCGTCTGCTAACGCCTTGCTGGGTGTTGTGTGCCAGGTGTTATGGACTTCTATGGCGACACGGCCAGGCATATGGGCAAGATCGATATTATACTTGAAGACTGCAGCCTGAGGCCGAAGCACCAATCCAAGGGCCTTGAGCCGCGCCTGCACCTTCCTTTCATTCTCACTCTGTCGGCACGCCTTCTCATTGGCCAATGCTGCAGCAATCATTCGACGCTGGGGAGCTTTGCGCCCTCTGGTGGCCTGGTGCGCAGCCTCTGTCAAAGCCATGCGCTCTTCGATGGATAATGCCTTCATCCTGGCAAGGTTGGCTTCTGTGCCAGTAAGCGGCCTGAGGCCCAGCATCTTAAGCCTGTGCCTGATGACGGTCCTGGTACTGTTGAGATGCTTTGCCAAAGCAAGCGTGCTGAGGCCCTTTGCGTGCAGCTCTCTTAATCTCTCTTGATCAATCATAGCCTTGAGAGGACTGCCTGCCCCCCGGATCTGAATCCCTTGGTCTACCAGGATCTCACGCACGATAGCTGGATCTAATTTTAGGGCACGCGCTAATATGCTGTACCCTGTGCCCTTCCTGTAATCCTCGCATAAGGTGCGCAGCTGCTCTGGATTGAGGCCATAACAATTCATGCAACGGCATTAGATTGGAGATGCGCGCAATGTCAATGGCACCTGGGCAGCTGCCCCCCTACAGCCCCTCTCCCCCTCCCCCGCTGTATCGGCCAGTGGCGCCCATGCTCATCCGTTATCCCTCTGAGGCAGAGTCTTCTTACAGCGTCGATTTCACGGACACCTATGAGCCTGTCACCTGTGACAGCTGTGCACAGAGCTCTCAGGCCACCCTTGAGGCCTGGGCCAGGCTGTGCTGTTGCACCCCCCAGAGGGGACCTTGCTGGCTCAAGGAATTATGGGACCGCTTGCTGGCTTCGGTGACCTGGGGATGACGCGCTGCATCTTGGCTCTTGGCTGGGCCTCAAAGCCCATGCTATGCTGGCCAACATGCATAGACATTTCATCACCTTCAGCATTGCCCTCTTCCTTCACGCGTGTGCCGTCAATCGTCTGGCTGCCACGTCTGCCCAGGATCCTAACGATCCTGTGGGCAAGGCTGTGGATGGGCTGGCAACGGCGCTGTTTCAACAGGAGCAGCCTGCCCTCAATGCTGCCGTGGCCAACCTGCCACCTGAAGCGCAAGCGCTGATTCAGGCTGCTTATGTTGCGCTCGAGCAGGCTGTTAAGAAGGCCGCTGATGCCGGTCTTGATTACTTGACTGCCCCTGAAGGCGTGGATCCGCAAAATACGGTCAATGACCTTGCATCTATCGCCAACATTCTTCACGAAACAATCCATGACCCAAACACCATCCAGAGCGTACCGCCCTCCGAAGAACAATTATAAGCCCGCTGCCGTCCAGCCTGAAGGTGAGCGCCTTTGCCCTGCCTGCAATCAGAAATTGTGGCTCAGGGAAGGTGAGAACGCCTCGGCCTTTGCCAAGCGCACCTACTGCAATCTCAAGTGTAGCAGGCGCGGCATGAATCGCCAGATGGTCTATCCAAGGGCCAGCCATTAGGCCTCAGAGGCTGAATTAGCCTACAGTGAAGCCATCTTTGGATGGAGTCACGGATGAGTCACACTGGCAAACAAGCTTTCGTCAAAAGCCTTCGCAAGAGCGTGATGGGCCGCTTGCGGCCTCTTTCAGGCCCTGAGCGGCTCGATTACATCCAGCTGATGGGCCAGGGCATCCCAGAGGCTGAGGCCCGCGCCATTGCCCAAGGCTACCAGGCCATCACCAAGAGTGAGGGCAGGGCCAGTGAGGGCTATTTGCGTGCCTACCATCAGGCAGCCAAGAGCCAGCTCCCCCCATGGCAGCACGCGCTGCTCCATAAGGCCGCCTTGGGCCCAGCTGTCTCCTTGGGCCATGCCCACGCCAAGGCGCGCAAGGATGTGAGCAAGCAGGCCTTCATTGCAGAGCTCGAGGCCCTCAAAAAGCGCATCAAGGATGTGCAGGCCGAGATCGGCAAGGCCAGCCCCCTGGCCTCAGAGGTCCATGTGCCTGTGCCTTTGGGGGGCAAGAAGAAAGAGGAGAAGCTGCTTGTCCTCAAAAGAGCACCCAATGTGGAGCCAAGCGCCCAGGAGCTGGCCTATATCCAGGCCGCCTATGATCTGCAGACCCCCACGCTCCCAAGAGACACCGATGAGGGCCAGGTCGATCCTTCTGTTGCCCCGCTGATGCAGGCCAACAGGCTGGTGCAGGGCATGGATGCTGAGATGATGACAGGGGCTGTTACGGCCGAAGAGGCCAGGCAGCGGGCCTCCAGAGCCATCAGGGAGCGCCCAGGCCTGTTTGCCCAGGTGGGCGTGCCCCAGGCTGTGCGCCACCTGCATGGGCTGATGCTGGACATCGGCTCTGGCACCCAGCGCGCTCCAGGCCACCTGGGCCTGGATGTGTTTGCCTATGACCATGGCACCATTCTGCATGATGTGGAGCTGGGCCTGCCCTTCCCAGATGGCAGCGTACGCGTCATCCGTCTGCACCATGCCCTCCATGACATCTTGGGCAACGTGGGAGCCAATCCAGATCCCATCCCCCTGCTCAAGGAGTGTCAACGTGTGCTGATGGAGGGGGGGATCCTGGACTATGCAGGCCCTGAGCCGCTGATTGAGCCAGAGCAGGACTGGCCCTTGCCGGGCCTGGTCCTGCTCGAGCAGGGAGGCCAGCCCTTTGGCACCCAGCAAACCTTGAAGAGGGTGCCTCTGAGGGTGCCCGCCTATCACGGAGCTGATGCCACCTATGCCCCAGCTTCGCCTTTGCCTCTGGACATGCAGATGGCCCTGGCCGCCTATAATACCGCACCAGCCGATGTGGCGATGGCAAATCTTGTCCATAAGAGCGCTGGCCGCATTGTGCCCATCGCAAAATCAGATGCCATGCGCCAGATTGTCACTGGTGTTGTCCTCAGCCCCAATGAGCTGGACACCCAGGATGATTACATGACCCCTGAGGACATCGAGCTGGCCGCGCACAATTATCTGAAGCAATCCAGAGTGGTAGGCTCAGAGCATGGGCGCCCCATAGATGCAGGTGTTGTGGAGAGCTATATTGCCCCACAGGATCTTGTCTTTGAGGGCCCTGATGGACCTGTGGAGGTCAAGAGGGGCAGCTGGCTGATGAGCGTGCACGTCTCAGATAAGCAAGAGTGGCAGCAATTGATGGATGGGGAATATACAGGCTTCAGTGTCGGCGGCCTTGGGACGCGCCTGATGGCAGCCTGATGTGGCAAAAACAGCCTCGGTGATTTGTTTTGCCCGCGCTTTTGCCCCATCTTGAAACCTATCCCTTGGAGTAACACCGATGCGACGGCTCAAAGACCTTGATGTGCATGAAATCAGCCTGGTGAAGAGAGCCGCCAATAAGCGTCGGTACCTGATCGTAAAATCCGAAATTGGAGCCTCGAGCATGGCCACATCCCCAGCCTCCCCTTCAGCCAACGCGGCGCAGGATCTGCTTGCTGCCATGGCAAGCATCCCCCGGCAAAAGCTGGAGCACATTGCTGTCATCGCAAAAACAGCCAAGAGCCGCGTCAAAAAAGCCGATGGTGACATCCCTGAGGGTGACATGCCCGCCGATGATGTCCTGCCAGAGGATGCACAGAACGCCCTGAAGGCGGCCTTTCGCATCCTGGCACCCTACTCTGAAGCCATCAGCGCTGGCACCATGGCCGATTTTGCCGATGCCCTGGGTGTAGAGGGTGACGAAGAGGCCCAAGAGGACGCTGAGGCCGCCGATGGCACCGATGACGGCGCCGATGTTGGCAAGGCCGATGATGCCAAGATCGAGGAGCTGGGCAAGGCTGAGGACTCCGAAGAGGAGAAGGATGCTGAGGCCCAGAAGACCGATGAGGTCAAAGACGAAGAGCAGGGTGAGGACGTCCCCCCAGCTGTTGCCAAGGCCGATGGGATGCCGGACTTTGCCGATGCCTCTGATGCAGACAAGGAAGCAGCTCTGGCTGCAGCGCGCACCGCGTACGCTGAAGCCATGAAGCAGCGGGGCATCTCTGAGGCTGCTCAGAAGGCAGCTGATGAGACTGATGCCGAAGATGAGGATGAGGACGTGGCCAAATCCGTCATTGGCAAAAGCGCTCTGAATCTCAAGGGCTTAGACAAGAGCCAGCGCGCCATTTTGGAGCCTGTCCTCAAGAGCCACTTTGAGCGCTTTGAAGAGCTCGAGCGGGCCAATCGTGAGCTGGTCGCAAAATCCCAGAAGCTCGATGAAGAGATGCAGCGCCGGGAATTTATTGCCAAGGCCGCCAGAGAGTATAATGCCCTGGGCCGCCCTGAAGAGATTGGTGAGAATCTCATGCGCTTGCATCGGAAGGACCCTGAGGGCCTGGCTTCTTGGGAGCGCATTATGAAGGCTGCCAATGAGCAGATGAAACAGGGTGGAGCAGACGGCCTCTTCAAGGAGCTGGGCACGGCCATGGGCAATGCTCAGGCCTCAGGTGGCGATGCTTACACCAAGATCCAGCAGCATGTGGATGGCCTGGTGCAAAAGAGCGCCCAGGGCAAAAGCCGCGAGCAGCTCGAGGCAGAATTTCTTAACACGCCTGCAGGCCGTCGCCTGTATGCCGAAGCTAACACCCGCAATTAAAGGAGACACAGAAAATGTCCTACGCACAGCCCCTTGAGAAGATTGGCTTTCTGTCCAGTGATGATGACCGTAGCATTGTGGCGGACAATCAATTTTATGGCGTCCACCTTGGCACGGCCAAAAACATTGTCGGCGCTGGCCGCGGCAATCCCGCCGTTGTGAAGCCCTCGGCTGGTGGCAGCTTCTTCGGCGTCCTGCAAAACAATCCCATCTTGGGAGAGGCCTGTGAGCTCACGCGCAAAGGCACCAGCCAAGCCAAAGCTGGCGGCAGCTTTGCTCCTGGTGATTCTTTGAAGCTCGATGACAACGGCGCTTTTGTTTTGGCTGCAGACGGTGACACTGTTGTGGCGCAAGCCCTTGAGCAGGCCGTCTTAGGCGACATTACCACCGTTTACATCCTGGCTTAATTGCCTGGGCTTGAGGGCTGGGAGCATAGCGCGCAAGCCATGCTCTCAGCCGCGCCCAAGTGAGGACCCATGGCCATAGGCACGACCATCTATATTCCAGGATCGCGTGGCACCAGCCGCTATTTCAACACGATCCTGAGCGGCCACAGCGCGCCCCCTGATGCAGCTGGCACCCTTGGTGATTTCTGGCTGAATTTGGACACCTATGTGCTCACAGGTCCCAAGCAGGGAGACTCCTGGCCCAAGACTGGCCAGCAGCTCATCGGCGCCGAAGGCTCTGGTGGGCAAGGCTCTGGCAATCGGATTTTCTGGGGAGAAGGTCCTCCCTCTGATAGCCTCAATCCTGCAGTAAATGATGCCTATATAGACATCACCAACATGGCGCTCCACCGAGCGTCTTAAAGGACATTTGATCATGGCTACTTGGGGCAATGCGATCTCTTTGAAGGGCGCCAAAGGCGAAGCTGGAAGCAAGATTTATTTTGTGACTGGCGCGCCCACCGATGCGACGGCATCGGCCGTTGTGGGTGATTGCGCTTTCAGCGCTGATACCTTCAAATTCTACCAGCGCACCGAAGCGGGCTGGCCCACCGATGGTGCCCTCCTGCAAGGCCCTATGGGCATCAATGGTGTGGATGGCAGCTTTTTTACTGGCGCTGATGCACCCACGGCAGATCTGGGCGCGGGCCACAGCGCGATCTACTTTCAGGCCACTGGCGAGGTCTGGACCCGCGATGTTGAGGGTGACTGGATTGACTCTGGCCAGAATTTCAAGGGCGCTCAGGGTGACGTTGGCCCGGCCGGCCAAGACGGGGCCCGCGGCACCCAGACCTATACGGGCCAGGGCGCGCCTTCGGCGGATCTGAGCACCTTTGTGCCGCCAGCTGTGGCAGGTGATCTGTATTATGACCTTTCAGAGGGTGGCCCCACCCTCTACATCCTGGGCGCTTGATCCAATTCCCCTTCGGCCTGAGGTCCTTCAATGCCCACTTGGTCTAACGGCATCCCCCTGAAAGGCGCGCAAGGCCTGGCAAGCCCAGGCTTGCGCAGCGGCTCAGGGGCACCTTCTGCAGTCAATCCAGCCATTCAGATGGATGGAGATTTCTTCATCCAGACAGACGTTGTGCCCAACCTGTTGTTTGGGCCGCGCCGCAATGGCTCTTGGCCCGCTGAAGGCTTTGCCGTATCAGGTGGCCTGAATCGGTCTGGCAACGGTCCCCCACAGAGCTCCACAGGCTCTGTGGGGGACGTCTACTATGATCTTCAAAACAGCTTCTTCTACCCTCCAAAGACGCTGCAGGGCTGGACAGCCGCGCCCATCTCCATCACTGGCCCCACAGGCCCAAGCATCCAGGCCCAGCCTCAGCTTGGCACCTACGTGGCCAGTGGAGGCCCTGGTGTGCAGGTGAGCGGCGTGACGGCCTCTGGCACAGCCCAGGTGATGTCGGCGGCTGGCACAACCTTGGCTGGCTACTTTGTGCCTGAGACGGCCTCGGCCTTCATGGGCGCCACAGTGACCAGCTATGGCAACAGCACAGCCAGCTTGACCTTCACGCTCTATGACCAGACCGCTGGTGTGGCTGTCTATTCAACATCGGCGGCCAAGGGCACGGTCAACAGCGTGGGCATGTTCAGCGCCGCCCAGTACCCCATGGTGCAGGGGCACACGTACGTCTGGCAGCTCACTGGCTCAGGCACCGCCTATGCCAGCATCGCGCCGCAATACTTGATGCCCTCTTCCACCCAAGTGTCTGTGTCGAGCTTCCCACCCTTCTACTTGCCCACGTCATCTTTGAGCACAACAGCGCTCACGTTGACGGCGCCGAACTTGACGGGCAACACCCAGTATTATCGCAAGAACGTTGGCTCTTATCTTTACAGCGCCCAGGTGACGGTAACAGGGGCAGGGACGGCCACAGCCAACTTTGGAGGCATCTTCAGCACAGGAGCTCTGGCTGGCACAGCCGATGGTGCTGTCTATAACTTTGGGCCCTTCGGTGTTGGCACAGCCTATCTGGCCGCTGCCACCAATTATACCTGGAGCGTGACTGGCTCTGGCTCGGCCTCTGTTTACATCACCATGAACACCGTGCAATAGGAGCCATCTGATGGCCATGTTCACCAGCTATGGGCAGCCTGATGATTCTGTGGGCGCCGCAAATGATTACGCCATTGATCCTGCCAATAGGTTTTTGTGGGGGCCTAAGACCACAACCTGGGCTGGTACGGCCATCAGCATTGTGGGGCCCACAGGCCCTGGCCTCCTGGCTGGCCAGGGTGCGCCAGCTGCAGGCACAGGTATTGTGGGCAACGCCTATGTGGACACGCTCACAGGCGATTTATGGGGACCGAAGACCGCGCCTGCTTCTTGGCCTGCTTCCCCCTCGAGCAATCTCATGGGGCCAGCCGGATCCATCTTGCGCTATGGCACAGGACCGGCCTCGAGCAGCAATCCCCCCAAGCAAGCTGATGGGGACAGCTATATTGACCAACAGGCCAATACGCTTTCAGGGCCAAGGGCCAACGGCGTGTGGCCCGCGCCCATCTCCTTGGTGGGCCCGCCAGGGCCTACGCTTGATGTGCTTACGTCACAATCGGTAGGCCTTGGCCCAAGCTTCAGCTGCACCGTTGCCGTGGGCACAACCCCCGTCAATGGCGTGTACCCTGGGACCACCCAGCCTGTGGTTTTTGCCCCCACCTATGGCTCCGCTTTGATGGGGCTTTCTTACACCAACCCAGGCGGCGCTGTAACGCTGTCGCTTGTCGATCAAACGACGAGCTCTGTCGTTTACTCGGTGTCTGCCACAGGCAACCTTACCAGCAATGCTGGTCAATTTGCCGTCAATCAATATCCGATGGTGGCAAATCACCAATACGTCTGGCAGGTGACATCTTCCACCGCGGCCACGGCCAACATCTGGGTGCAGCCCATGTACCTGATGCCAGCTGCATCTCCGTCCTATAACGTCTCAAGCGTAGGCACGGCGCAAAAGACCAATACGACGTTTACGGCCACACAGATCAATCTCACGGCTGGTGGCAGCACCGTGGCTCAATCCTATAAATTCCCCAAAGCTGGCGCTGTGTATTCCGTCACTGCAAACAACACCAACGCGGCGGCCTTGACGATCTACTTGTCCAACGCAGCGGGCACCAAGATCCTCACCTTGACTGCCCCTGCCAATGCCATCACAACATTTGGGCCATACACCGCAAGCCAATACCCCATGGTGGCAAACACGCAATACTATTGGCTGGTGTCTGGCTCAGGGACAGGCTCAATTTTCATTGACATGCAGATGCTGTTCTCTGTTGCCTAAGGCATCAGCGCTGCAAAGCAGAGCCAAGAATCATCAGACAGGGGCAGGTTGATGCTGCTAACGATCACCCAAGGCGGCATTAACAGCACAACAGGGAGCTTCGCCAATGACCAGGTGGATGCCTCCCAGAGCCTCATCCGGGACACGCCAGCTCCCATCCCCCAGGTCCCCTATTCAGATCCGAACATCGGCCAATATGGTGGGCTGCTCTATCTGTGCGAAGCCTCAGTCAAGCCTGGGGATATCGTCTGCTCAGATTTGACCGCACAGGGCACCCTGGGTGGGCCACAGCGCTCTGTGCGCCTGCTCACAGCTCAGGAGCCAGGCCCTGTGCTGGGCGTGGTAACGGCCAAGACCAGGGAGACTGTGGCTGAGGTTGTGCATCACGGCATCGCGCCTGTCTTTGGCCAATTGCAGCCAGGCCAACGCTATTTTCTGGGCCCTCAGGGGGGGATTGTGCCTGCCCCTCTTGATTTGAAGGGCCTGCTCTATGTCCATTTCATAGGCTTTGCTGTGGCCGAGGACACCCTGCTTGTCCAGCCCAGCTATCCTCTCATCAAACGGAGTGTCGCCTGATGACCTTTGACAATCCCCATGAAGAGATTGAGCACCTGCTTAGGTGCGCTGAAGAGAGATTTGGCAGCTCTGAGGCCATGCGCCGCATTGTCCATCGGCATGGGGCCACTATTTTGACAGGCCGCGCTTCTCGAGATGCCACGCTGCCCTCAGACAAGCAGCCCATCGGTTTCAGGGCCTCTGTCGCCAGGAGGCCTGCTCATGGCTGAGCGCAAGCGCAAGATGGGGGAGCACGTCACCCTCAGCAAAGAGAGCGTCAATAAGCTGCTCGAGTCTGCCCGCTCCCCAGAGGCCAAATTCCTAGACCCTTGGGACATCCTGGCGCTGGAGAGGGCTGAGCGCACGGTCTTTGATGCCAAGGCCGCCTTGTCCGATGCAGGCCACAGGCTGGCCATCCTCAAGCTCGAGCATGACAAGCTGCTCCAAGGGCTTTTGCAGGAGCAAGCAGAGCGCCACCGCCAGCTGGGCCAGGCCCGCCAGGCAGCCAAAGAATTAGCGGGGAGCTTGGCATCACGGTATTGCATAGATTGGAGCACGCACGTCTTCAATCCAGAGACTGGGGAGATCACCCAGCCAGAGTGACCAAAGGGGCTACAGATGACTGAGCGCAAGCCGCTATTCTTCAATTTCGATGAAGGCATCCATCAGGAATTTGACCCGTCTTCAGATTCGGTCACGTTTGCCCAAGTAGCCCTCAGTGGCCTCGATGGCATCGGCATCAATGCCCAGGGCCAGCGCATTGCTGGCCTGGCCATGCCCTCAGCTGCTTTCGATGCCACCAATAAGGCCTATGTGGACAGCGTGGCCCAGGGCCTGAGCGTGAAGCTGGCCGTTGTGGCCGCCACATCCAATCCTGTGGGCACCCTCTCTGGCACAGGCACCATTGATGGCAAGGCCGTGAGCGCAGGCGACCGCGTGCTGCTCATGGGCCAGGATGATGCCGTGCAAAATGGCATTTGGCAGGTGCAGTCTGGCAGCTGGACCCGCCCTGATGACTTTGCCGCCGGGACCCATGGCTCCTCTGCCTTCTGTTTTGTGGAGGGTGGCGACACCTATGCAGACAATGGCTTCACCTGTGCCACCGATGCCCCAGATGATGTGATTGGCAGCAATCCCCTCATCTTCACCCAATTCACTGGCGCTGGGGAGATCCTCACAGGCCCTGGCATCAGCAAGAATGGCAACACCTTGTCGGTGGCCCTGGCAGCCTCGAGCGGCCTGCAATTCAGCGCTGGCTCCCTGGACACCTTGGTGGCTCCCACTGGCGGCCTCTTCAAGGATGGTGGCGGCCTCAGGGCGCTGCTCAAGGATGAGGGCGCGTCGGCGGCCACCTTGCAGCGTGACGCTGCAGGCCTGGGTGTCCTGGGCGTGCCCAGGCTCTTCACTGTGGCAGGCGAGGCCACAACGGCCAACGTATCGGCGGCCAATCTCAACACCCTCACCCAGAGTGAGGCCACTGAGGCCGATGCCCTGCACACCCATGCCAGCGTCATCAGCGCTAAGGTTGTGGGGGACAAGCATTTGACGGCCTCGGTCCTCAGAGCTGGCGACCCTGTGGCCTGGAGCTCGACGGCCAACACCCTGGCTCGAGGGGATGCTGGCATTGATGCTCAGGCGCGCATCATCGGTCTGGCTCAGGCCGCCACCGATGCCAATGGCGCAGCCACCATCATCAAGCGCGGCATCCTCAAGGGTGTCCTCAGTGGCGCAATCCCTGGCCAGCCTCTCTACCTGGCCGTGGGTGGCGGCTTGACGGCCACCATCCCCACTGGCTCCTCTTTGCGCCTGGTGCGCGTGGGCTATGCCGTCAATTCGACGGATCTGGATGTCTGTCTGCATGACATGGGCAAACGGTCTGCCTGATGGTGGCGCCCATTGGCAAAAGCTATGGACCGGGGGGGCTTGCCCCCATGCCCCCTCGGCCACCATGCTTCTTCAGTGTTGAATCTATCCGATATCCGGGCCAGCTGGTCTATGCCATGCGCTATGGTGGCGTGGGCGTGAGGCTCAGCGCTCAGGAGCGGCTGATGCTGGCTGGCATGTGCTTGGCCCCCCATCGCGCCATAGTGTTCACCAATGACAATGCCCAGCCCCCTGTGCGCTACGTGGTAGCGCTGCATGTGGAGCATCTAGCGGCTGCAAGGCGATAAGCATGGCCATCGAGCGCATCAGAGCCTTGAAGCTTGAGTCTGTCTCTGAGGCAGGAGGCCAGACAGACGAAAGTGTCACAGAGACCAATATCGGCCAGGACTATTTGGATGCTCTTGGGCTGTGCCTGCAGCTGGCTGGCGCCACATCTTCGGCCTCAGATGCCAAGGTCTGCATCAGCCGGGCCTCTGATTCTACTTTGTGCTTCACCGATGTGCCCTCTGGGAGCGTGGGCTTGGGCCAATTGCTCACCAGCGTGTTGGGCAAGCCTGGCACCCACGCCTCCGTGGCCGATTTTGCCCACTGGCTGGGAGCTCCTGGGGAGGGCTTCGCCTCTGGTGCCTTCAGAAAGACCCTCAGCGTGGGCAGCCTGCCCTCCAAAGTGACGTGGTACGCATCGAGCGCAGCCACTGTGAAGCTCTTTGAGACAAGCTTTGCCTATGCAGGCGTGCTGGTGTCGCAAAAAGTACACACGCTTTACAGCCAGAACGTTGCCATCAGGACCTTGACCGAAACCTTCAGCTATTCCTCGAGCGTCTTTGCTCCCACCATCACCAGGACTTGGCTATGATCGCACACAAATGGGCCTTCTTCATCTCTTTGGCCTTCCTGGCCGCGCCTGTCATGGTGCCTGTGGCCATGGTCCTATGGCGCCGCCTGTCCGATGTGATTGGATCCTTGCATGACTAATCTCAGCTTACTTGTCGATGCCTCAGGCAATCCCTGTGCTGGCACCTTTGGCTCAGCTCTGCCAACGGCCAACATAGCAGGTGCGTCAACGGGCAAATCAGCGGGGCTGCCCATCGGCGGGCTTGCGCCCTCTGGCCAGCTCACTGCTCTGGCTGTGGATGCTGATGGGGCTGTCATCACCCACAACGGGGCCAGCTTGACGGCAATAGCCACCAGCCAATCGACCGTGGCCACAGGCACAGCTTCAGGCAAGGTGATGATTAGCGCCTTCAATGCCAGCGCCACATCATGGATGCGCCTGATCGGCATCTTTATGGAGTGTCCTCCCCAGGTGAACACATCAGGGGGCCTCTTGGGCACCAGCACCAGCTATATGCAGGTCCCCTTTGGCATCTATCGCATCACTGGGCACACAGGGGGCACGCTGTTGACCCCAATGTGTCTGGACCCGTCCGATGATGCCAGCCTGGATGGAGCCTATACCGTGCGCACAGGCGCTACAGTGACAGGCAAGGCAGCCAATGCCAGCCTCATTTGGGATGCCGCCTATGACGGCTCGGCCAACATTGGCACTCGGCCGGATTTGAGCGCAAAGCTGTGGACCATGCCGCCTGGCTATGGCCTGGCTGTCATCCTCACCCAGAGCCTTGCTGGCTCTGTGCCCTTCTTCGTCAGCATGACCTGCACCCAAAGCAGCTCATAATCGGTCTATTTCTTGCCCTGCCCCCCTAGATGCAATCAAAGTGGGGACAGAAGGCCTTCTTGGCCCAAACTTTTTTTATTTTGTCACAGGTTTGCAGCATAGTGGCTGTCAAACCTGTCACTTTCAGAAGGATTTGCCCCTATGCCCAATCCCACGCGATCAGATGTCCACGTTAATCGCCCGCTTGGCTCCA